CTCTAGGTGGCGGTGCTGGAGCAGGTGCTGGCGCTCTAGGTGGCGGTGCTGGAGCAGGTGCTGGAGCAGGTGCTGGCGCTCTAGGTGGCGGTGCTGGAGCAGGTGCTGGAGCAGGTGCTGGAGCAGGTGCTGGAGCAGGTGCTGGAGCAGGTGCTGGAGCAGGTGCTGGAGCAGGTGCTGGAGCAGGTGCTGGCGCTCTAGGTGGCGGTGCTGGAGCAGGTGCTGGAGCAGGTGCTGGAGCAGGTGCTGGCGCTCTAGGTGGCGGTGCTGTTGGTGCTGGTGCTTTTGGTCCGGGTGTTGGAGCTTTTGGTCCGGGTGTTGGAGCTTTTGGTCCGGGTGTTGGAGCTTTTGGTCCGGGTGTTGGAGCTTTTGGTCCGGGTGCTTTAGGCATACCCGGCATGACCGGTTCTTTTGCCTTTACCTTCTTTGGTGCAGGCTTTCTACGAATCGATAATGCTTTAATTATTTCGTTGTGTCGTTTATTTTTTTCAATCTCTTCTTCTTCAAGATAGTTTGATCTTCTCTCATGTTCAAGTTTATTGAATGCTTCTTTTTGAACCATCAACTTGTATATACCACCAAGAACCTCGGAATCGGAAGAGTTTTTACCAAGAACTTCCGAATCTTTATTACTGCCGCGCAAAAGACTCATCAGACCACCCATTAAACTTTTGGTGGTCTTCTTTGTTGAATCTTTTGGTTCTGCCATTATCGTTTACTTCGTTCTTTTATTTTTAAATTTTCTTCTTCAAGATACTGTATCAATAATGTGATGTATATGTCCCTTTCCCAGGGTATCATACTCTCAAGCTCAGACAAACTATATTTGTGGTGTTGCATCAACGAAAAGTTTGTCTTGTAATAGTTCTTTAAATCATCATAACAAATTATAACCCGAAAAAACTTTCGAGCCCTTCCACTTCCAAACTGTGATTGAAACCACACTTGGAACAAACTATTTCAATTTTCTTCTTTAATCTTGGAATGTTATTGAAGAAGTGTTCAATCTTTTCAAATTGTTGTTGATTCATACCTTCAATGAATTCAATCAACTCTTCTTTTGTTGTTTCTTTTGCATAATGAAACTGTTCACCGTCATAGATGTACTCAATTGAATTTGCAATCATATTGAATGTAACATCAGTGATATTGTCCATGTTAATGGAATCTCTAATCAATCCAAATTGTGGATAACGCATCTTCACAACAATTTTATCACTGATTCTAACTTCTGGATCAACTGTTTCTTCGGCTTCTGGATATATCTCAGTCAAGTTAATCTTGGACTCCATGATATTGCCGCACTCTTTTGTATCAGAAACAGTATTATTGCAACGATATTTCGATTCAGATATCTCACCAACAGATTTTGCTCTTAGGTTGATGAAGTAGTATTCAATGTCAATGATTGGAAGTTCGTCCAAATCAACACCTTCAGTCAAGGTACAAACACTAAGAATGTCTCTGATGTTTTGTTGAATAGTATCTGCATCGCCGGATTCCATTGCCATCAACAAGTTCTTTTGTTCTTTGACTAAGAACGGTCTGTATTTCAGTTTCTTTTTGGAAAGTGGCAATTCAATTTCATATGTTGGCACTTCAAGTTTTGGTAAAGCCATAGTAACTCCTTATAAATTCAAATGGTCCCTGAAATGGTTTCCCATCTAGTATATGCAAATGTTGCATTCAGTTTATGATATCCGTCAGCACTCCAGTCCAAGTCCATCTGATTGATTGAAATGGGGTATGCTTCAACAAATCTAACTATGTAAGTAGCTCTGTCTGTAACATCATATTGTATGATCGTAATGTCTGTGGCATATGTATCTCTATATTTAAAGTTGTTTGTTGAAGAAGGATTAACAAGTTCAACCCATGCATCAAACAACTTCTTTTGTTTCATGTCACTATCAACGATTAATGTCAAGTCAAGATCATTGTATGTTGTAAGATATGGAAATTTTTCAATTGGTCCATATATTCTTTGTTCTGTGGTTGCTAGGGTTCTTCCTGGTATCTGAGCGTTTTCGCATCGAAATGTTAAAATTTCTTGCGAACTACCGAAAGAATTTAAACCTTCAGGTAAAGGAAATAATACCTGGAATCTATTGGGTCTAGCAAAATCGCCCTTAAAAGATGCGACAATTCTGTCAATGGATAATGACATTTATGAATTCCTTATTTCTTCGATAGAATCTCGCCAAACTGTTTTGGCTGCTTGCTTTTTAAACTGGTGCACCGGCAGGTAAGTTGCCACATCCCACTCATCAGGTTGAACCGCCAGGATTCTTGATCTAATGTGTGAGTACAAGTACTGTTTGACACAAGGTCTGAACTCCCTGAGTCTCTTGGTTGCGTCTAGTATGTCATAGGTGATGCGTATACGCTTAATCTCATCATTCTCATCATAGATGGCTCTACCCATCAACTTACGCATGAACAGGATTCTGTAATTAATTGGTAAATAATGTATATTCAAACCCAAAAATCCATCCGCATTTCTCTGGAGTGGCATCACAAGTGGAAATCTGTCATAATATGGTAATTCAGATTTACCCTTTGGATCGTATATGAAGAAATAAAGCCCACCAATTAAAAACTTCTGTCTGTTTGATGGTGGTGTGTATCTATACTTCTCCTTTGTCATCGGCGGGATGTATGCAGTCGGATTTCTCAGTTGCAACATCTTCTGTTTCAGCCATGCAAATGACTGGCGACTCATTGTTTGAACGCCAGCTGCAGTTTTTTCTTCTGCTATTTTAGTGAGTATTGAGGGTTTTGTAGCCATCCAATATTTAGTTATAGTCCAAGATGATCTTCCGTAACGATTTTAAATTCCCAACCACGGTCTAAGCAATATTCATTTGCAGCTTTCCATTTTGCCTGGTTGACACCCCAGGTTGCAACTTCATTGATGTATTGTTTTGTCACTCTTTTTTTGACTTCTGGTGCATGTGTTTGTTTTTTCGGTTTCACTTCAAGCATCATTGTTTTCTGTTTTCCGTCTTTTGTTCGCACTTTGACTAGAAAATCTGGAAAATATCTGTGCCATTTTCCATCGACCGGCGATATATAAGGAACAATCATTTCTTCAGAAGCCCAAGAGATAATATCTGGATTTTTATCAAGCCAGTTCATCACCCTACATTCCCAGGATGAACGATAAACAATATTTCTATGATCACCCACATATTTTTGTGGATTTCTAGGTCTAAAAAGACCCTTGTAAGATGATTTGTATGACATATAAATATTATGTATGCATTTTGCAATCAAAGAATAAGGTATACTAAATGGCGACTATTTTCAGTCCAGAAGAAAACAATGCAGGAGCACCTGGTGGAGCAGCAACTGCATCTCAAACACTTTACAATGAAGTTTCACAACCGGTTTTTGATCCTTCGGCTGGGCCCGCAGCAGACCTCTATAAGTCAAAATATACTGTTGGTCCAAATTATATTTTAGCTTATCCAAAAGATTTGGAAAGTTCAAAAAGAGGGCATGCTGTATATTTTGATATATATGAAATTGCACCAGTTTCTTTAAAGGAAGCGTTGGGTAAAGTTGGCATTAGTTTAAATTCGTCGGATACAGCGGTAGCAGTTGATGATGAAAGTGGTGGACATTCAATTACTAAACCAAATGAGGTGACAACTGAAAAAATCATTAGTACCGCTAAAGGTGTAATTTCTTCCATAGTTAAAACATTCACCGGTTCAAATCCAATTAACATCGCACCCAGAACGAAAGATAAATCTGTTGCAACTATTGCGTTATATATGCCCGAAACACTCAATTTCGAAGTCGATGCAAAATATAATCAGATAAATTTAGCAACAGCTGCGAATGCTACATTTTTGTCTGGTCTTGGTCCAGCAGCTATAACATCATTTATGGAAAATGCAGCAACCAAATTAGCAATGAGTGCTGCCGGTTATGTTTTCAACCCACAGGAACAAGTGTTGTTTGAGGGTATAGAATTTAGAACATATGAAATGAATTTCACTTTTACACCAAGTTCCAAAGAAGAAACAAACAGTGTAAATAGTATTATAAAAACTTTTCGTTACCATGCTGCACCACAAATAGGTGGTTCAGGAGGATTTTTCTTTATTCCTCCATCGGTTTTTAACGTGTCTTTCCGTTACAATGGAAAAGTCAATCCAAACATAAATCTTTTAAAGAGAAGTGTTTTGGAAAAAGTAACTGTCAATTACGCACCAAATGGATGGGCAGCTTTTGAAGGTAACGGTGCACCAATTCAGACAACTATGTCACTCCAATTCAGAGAAATTGTTCTTGTCGATAAGACTCAGATCAAAGAAGGATTCTAATGAGTTACTTTGAAAAATATCCAAAAGTAGTTACAACTCAGAAAGATGGCACAAGAAGTGTCATGGTCAACTTACTTACTAGAAGTAGTATCATACAAACTTTACTGAACGATCCACTTTTATTCTATTCGTATGATGTGCAGGACGGTGAAACACCAGAAATGATTGCACATAGATATTACAATGATTCTTATTATTATTGGTTAATTCTTTATGCAAACGAAATAACTGATCCACAATGGGGTTGGCCACTGGATCGCGCATCTTTTGAAAGATACATTGTGAAAAAATATACAAGTGTAAATCCATACTCAACAATTCATCATTATGAAAAAGTGATTTCACAATTTGAATCGTCATCAAGAACCACAACGGAAAAAAAGATAGTTATCGATGAAGAAACTTACAATAATCTGACACCATCAAAAACAACTTATCAATTTCCAACAAGTACGACGACAATAACAATTTCAAAAAATGCAATAACGTTGTATCAATATGAATTGGATTTAAATGAATCTAAAAGATCAATAAAAGTCATAAAGAAAGAATTTGCAACAATTGTTGATGGACAATTTGAAACATTAATGTCGGAATAAAATGGTCGATACCCCAAAAAACGTAGCTTATTACCCCCAAAGTGCGAGCGTAGATGAATTAAGAATCTTTGCATCAACTGGTGAATTTGATGTAACTAAGCTTTTAATAGAACTATCGTTTTTTGAAGACATGTATAGTTTTGTCATTTCTGGATATGTAATATTGCGTGATGGTATTGGATTGGTTGAAAAATTACAATTATCAGGTAAAGAAGAAATTCAAATTAGTTTTGGTTCAACAAAGGGGGGATCAGAAAATGTCAATAAATTACTTGGTAATTTGAAGAAGTATAGAATTTATTCGATACCTGATAGAAAGCCAGTTGGAAACCAAAACAGTGAATTTATAAAAATATTCTTTTGTTCAAAAGAGTTGTTTGATTCTGAACAAATAAAGGTGGTAAAATCTTATAAAGGTAAGGCAATACACCAAATTATAACTGACATTCTTTTAACGCAATTGAAAGTTAATCCGAACAGAATAGATACACAAAACTTTGAAAAAACAATCGGTGTTTATGATTTTATAATTCCAACACTGCGACCATTTGAAGCGATAAGTTGGTTGTGTACATATGCAAAACCAGCCAAGACCGGCGGACAAAGTGCAGATATGTTGTTTTTTGAAACAAAAGATGGATTTCAGTTCAGGTCAATTTCTAGCATATATAAAGACCGACCATATAAAACATATACATATAATATAAAAAATATTGAAAGTCAAACCTTTGAACAAAAAATAACCTCTGTACTAGATTATCAATTTGTCAAAGACTTTGATGCCTTGAACGAAATAAATTCTGGTACTTTTATAAACAGAGTAATGTCTTTTGATCCTTTAAATAGATCAACCAATTTTACAGATTTTGATTACACAAAAGATATTACCACAAGGCTTAATAAAGGTGCACCAACAGATATATCAGAATACAAAGATAAGGCGAGAGGTGCTCTAAAATTGGTTGTTTCAAATTCAAATCAAAAATTTAAACCAACATTTCAAAATTTAAAGCAGCCTTCACAAAAAAATCTTTCGCCAGATAGTTTCATTCAAGAAACTGTGAAAAATAGAACAGCAGAATTGGCTCTGGCAAATTATACAATTTTAAAGATTAGAGTTCCTGGTGATACTGGTTTGACAGCAGGATCAATAATAAATTTCAATTTGCCAGCTCTAGATTATCAAAATAATAGAAAACAATTTGATAAGTTTTATTCTGGTAAATATTTGGTGACAGCTGTCAGACACATATTACAATCTCAAGGTGTGTTTCAAACTGTTTTGGAGATAACTAAAGACAGTTCGGGAGCTTCTTATATCGATTTACGCAAATAATGGAGTGAAATTGAAATGTCGAATTTTTTAGGTAAAGACGGATTAATTTGGTGGGTTGGAACTGTAGAGAATAGAATGGATCCTCTTGGTTTGGGTCGTTGCCAAGTTCGAATTTTTGGTTGGCACACCGATGGTAGTAAAGAATCACAACAGAAGATACCGGTGGTCGATTTACCTTGGGCTATGCCGATATTACCATGTAATAACACCAAATCTTTTTCTTCTCCGGAACTAAAAGATTGGGTGGTTGGATTTTTCTTTGATGGGCTATCTGGCCAATTTCCTGTAATGTTTGGTGTTATTCCTGGTTTCATACCTACAGCAGAAGATAAGAAAGTTGATGGAAATGATTTTATTTACATCTGAGGTATAAATGGCAGAAACAACAGTCAATCTTGGCGGCTTCGATTTTATAAACTTCAAAATCACCGAAAGTTTTCCACCAAATTCACCGTTTTCTGGTGTGTTTGCGAAGCCTGGTGTGCAAACCACACCAGCTTTGTCTAGGGGTTATGTTCAGGGATCAGCAATTGATCTTATGAATAATAATTTAACACACGTATGTGATTTCAGATTTATTTTTAACATTGATATTTTTGCATCTTTAGGTTTGGTAAATCCTATTGCTGCGATACAACGAGCAATTCGTAATGCAAAGTTGAAAGCTGCAACACGAATGAGAGATTTGTTGCAGAAAGCTATTGAAGTTGTTAAAAAAATAATGGCAGCAATAAGTGCAGCATTAAATTTTGATCCCACAGGACAAATCTCTTTGATAGTTGATTTATCTAAAGATACGATTAGAAGAGTAAATCAAGCTATTGAAGATGTGGCTGATGCAATTGAGAGCGTTTTGGAGTGGGTATTCTTTGCACAAGAAATTATCGATTTAATAAACTGGATTAAAAGTTTACCGGAAAAAATTAAAAATCTATTGTTAGCTTGTATTGCAAAATTTGTAGGTTCACTAAAACAAGCAGTTAACAGCATATTATCAATTCCAGATCAAATTATTAATGCAACTGTGGGCCAAGCAAGATTAATTGCTGATCAATTTGTTGGTGCAGTCAAAGAAGTAGAAGAAGCTGCAAAAATACAATTTGATAGTGATTCAAAAGATTTTTCTCCAGAATTATTGGACCTTATAATGAACCCTACAGAAGACGGTGCTAATAATATCATAACATATATAAATGTAAACACAGCAAATGCAAATGCGGTTTTCGCGAACTCGACAGGAACATTAATGGAAAATTCTTCTTCACCCTAATAAATTATGGCAACATCAACAACACAAACATTAGAAGATGGTACAAGCATACAATTTTTTGATGACGGTTCAACATTGGTAACCGACAATGAAGGAAATATAAGTTCTTCACCGGCACCTGATGGACCCGTAAACAAACCAAAAAATGTTCTTGCATGGACAGAACCAGAATCTGCCGCTAACAGCACACATCAACCTGTATATCCTTACAACAATGTAACACAGACAAAGGGTGGGCATTCATTCGAAATGGATGACACTCCAACAAGAGAACGAATTCGTCTGCAACACAAATCTGGAACATTTACAGAGATACATCCAAACGGAAATGAAGTACACAAGATAATTGGAGATGGATATCATATCGTATTAGGTGATCACAACATATCCATCGGAGTTGATGATGGACAATTAGCTAAAAAATTAAATATCACAGTTAATGGTGATGCATATTTTTATGTAAAAGGTAATAAAGTTGAACAGATTGACGGTAGTGTTGAACAGTTTGTTAAAGGCGATTTTACACAAACAGTACAAGGAACGCACACCACAACATCTTTTGGAAATATGAAAATTAATGCTGGTTCTAGTGTAAGTCTTGTTCCTGGTTTAGAAAGCAAACTTACAATTAAAACAAATTTAGTTAAGATAAATGCAGATGTTGATATCGACACAGGTCTTGTAGCAAATAAGATAACCTCAAGAGGAAGAATAGATTCTGGTCCACTTTCTGGAATTAGTGCTGGTTTAATGGGTTTCAATTCTCCTCTTGGTGGTATTTCTATTGGTTTAATAAATCCTGCTATTCCAGGAACAATCATGTCGAGTGGTCCAATAACCTCTTTTTCTAGTGTGTCTGCACCACTTGGATCTTATGGTATCTCCTCTTCTTTACTCGGATTTGATGTGATCAATACATTAATAAGAAAACTTCACATACACATTTCAGGGAAACCAG